GCATTTAAACGTTCTGACCACATACCCCATGTCATAGCTAAAGTGCCAAATAGCACTAGATAGGGTAATACTGTTTTAATTTCTAGTTTCATTTTGTTTTAGCACTCATACCACTTAAAGGGTTATTTAAAGCCTTATTGATTTGTAAGTCAAGGCTTTCTTCAATGAGCTTTAACTCATCAAATACTTCTCTTGTATCTTCTTTTTGTCTATCTTCCACGTCATTTACAATTTCGGTTATGTGACGAATATCATTAGCTTGTTGACGTAAATCAGCCTTCATGTCTGAACGCATATCACGTGCCACATCACTGATTATGGTAATTTCGTCTAATATGATATCTAGTTCTGATTTTAAAACTGCTATTTCTTCATCATATTGTGATAAATCAGGAGCAGTATATTCTAATATTTTACCTTTCATGTCTTGATAATCTTTCCAAAACTCAAAGACTGCCCATGCTCCACTACCTAATGCGCCTAACAGAGTAAGTATAGCAAAGGCCTTACCTCCAGATACCTTCATTCCTGAATATTCAATACTGGGCATCTATCATCTCCGAAATTGTATTTTCTTGTGCCATGTTAAACAAAATACCATACTGATCTTCTATTGTCTTGTTTAAATATTCATTAACATTTGTATCTACAATTGTAGCTTGTGAATCAAAAAAGGATTGCGTGTTACTTAATATTTGCATGACAATCAATGTTTTCATTTGAGCAGCATCATCATATCTTGCTTTATCATCAATTTTCTTAACTATTTTAGTAGCAGCTTTCTCTTTTTTTGTTATTTTAGGTTTAGATGATTTCTCTTCTTTTGGCTTTTCTTCTGGATCTTTTTCTTTTTCTTCTGGTTGCGGTTCTTTTTGTTCTGATTCCTGTGGTTCTTCTTGAGATTCTTCGGTAGTCTCTTCTTCAGGTTCAGGCTCTACCATCTCAGGTTCTTCTTTAATCTCTTCTATTTCTGGTGCAGTTTCTTCAGGTTCAGGCTCTGGTGCTGATATTTCTGGTTCGGGCATCTCCTCTACAGAAGCTATCATTTCAGGCTCTGGTAATTCTTCTAGTTCCATTTGTATTTCTGCCTCAACCGTTTCTATATTCACAGGTATTTCCATTTCCATCTCTGGTGGGGGTAACATCTCCATTGGTGCGGGTGGTGTAAACTCTACATCAAAACTCATCTCCAGATCTATTTCTAATTCTACAGTTTCAAAAGATACCTCTTCTGTTTCAGGTTCAATAGGTGAAAAATCAACCATGCCATCATCGACTGTAACATCATTAAATTCAAAAACTTCTTGAGCAAAATCAATCTCTGATGTTGTAAACAAATCAAGATAATAAATTTCTTCTAAGGTAGTAATCTGTTGTGTAATAATAGTATTAATTACGTTATAGAAAACATTGACACTGACATCATCAAATAAAGGACCAACAGCAAGATTAATATCTCTACCTCCAACTTCCACAATTATTTTATTTAAAATGCCACTGAAATTGAAAGAACCGTTATAAGATTGGTAGCCTGTTGATACTCCAGATTCAGACAAGATGTCAGTACCTGAAAAGACTGAAGTAGTTCCGTTAAATCCTGAAACGTGCATGTATATTCTATCTTGAGCATCTTGCTTATCTACCTCGATTGTGTATTTAACTTCGCCACCGTTGTCTATTTGTAAATCAGATATGTCAACGGTGTTAATAAAAGTTGTACCCATACCTGCAACACCCATCGTAGATGTTGAATTACCACCACCTGTTATCTGTGCACATTTATCTGCACCTAGACCATAGCAAGAATTACCAGTAGGCATATTTGCACCGCCTTGACCTCCCCAATCAATGTCCATATCTCCTTCTTTATTAGAAGAAACATATCCATTAGATCCTGTTAAAATATCTCCTGAGTCTTCATTAGTGATAGTTGTAGTAGAGGTGGTAACAGTCGTTGTTGTAGTTGTAATTATCTCTGTGCCTTTGTCTTCTTCAGTAATGTCAATTTGTGTATCTTCTGTGATTGTGACTCCAGGAGTACAAAGACCTTCTACGTTAGGAAGACAATTAGCTTTAGAGTAAGAACAATAAAGAAAGAGCCACAAGACCAAAATTCTTAATATCATTAAAATCTCCTTCTGGTTTTTCTTCTACACTAGCTTGTAGATATTCAGGTTTATATCTACTGCCATCTGGAATTTCATTAGGATTTTCTTCCCAATATGCTGCAGCTTCAGCACCAATTAAACCTTTTACAGGGCACGGGGTCCCCGCGTCCATCATGCTTGTCCAGACACGAGGGTCTTGACAAAGTAAAGCAACAGCCGACACTTTCATTCCGTAGGAATACTGGCTGCGAGATAATTTGAGAAGCTGACATAGCTCATCGTCCACTAAAATTCCTGAAGCTACACCTAAAACATTATTTTGCACACTACCACCAACTCCAACTTTACAAATATCACTATTTGAATTGGCTATGACTGGTGCATTTGCGGTAGGTGGTGTTGAATTTGTTACTACAGTTGACGACACGGTATTGGTCTCAGCTTTTATATCAGTTATTGTAGCTGTTAGTGTGAAGAAAAAAAGAATTGTTATAAGTAGTTTCATCTAGCATCTCCATCTTTTTCTTGCTTGTCGTAATCTTGAATTTGGATCTTTTGCTGCCTTTGGGAATTTTTTCATTTGACCAGCAGATCTAGCACAGAAAGATTTTCTACGTTTTGCAGCTTTACTACCTTTCTTTACTTTACCTGTGACTGCAGTTTTTAATTTAGAACCAGGATTATCTGCCCTGTATTTCTTTACTCCTGCTTTTGTCATTCCCGCCCCAGATTTAGTGGAGCGGAAATATTTTTTAGTTTTTGGTGGTTGCTTATCAGCCATATTCTACCTTAGCAATAGAAGAACGTCACCGCATCAATATTTGTTAGAACAGAAACATTAATGTCACTGACACGAATACCATTAGACGGGATATTTACTGAGTGCGTAGTAGATGCGTTGAAATCAAGATCAACAACAGTAGAACCACCATTACCATCGGTAACGGTGAGTCGAGGCGTGCCTGCCGCTGTTTTCAACTGTATCTGGCGGATACGTGCAGGACCAACACCGACAGAGCCGGTAGCAGTAATGCGTTTTGATTTTACGTCAGAATCAGCCATTATTTATCTCCTTACGCTATTGTTGCACCTTGAACTGAAGTTGCGACCCAACCAATAGTGCTATTCCAAACTAAAGTAGCTGATTCAGCTACTGCATCGAACGTAATTGTAGTTCCATTTGCAAAAGTAGTTGGAGTTAAAGTTCCATCTCCACCATCAACAATCATGTTAATAATTTTAATTTGACCTGAAGTTGTACCATCAGCTAAAGTTAATGCATCAGCTCCAGTAGTAGTTAGTTCAGTTACTAAGTTAGTTAGATCAACTGCACCAGCACCTGATAAAGTTTGAACACCACCTGTAATACTTTTGCCGTATGTAGCATTAGTTGTGATTGCTCCAGTGGTTGCGTTTTTTGTTACAAAATCGAAACCGTTTTCGGATCTGACGGGACCTGAAAATGTTGTATTTGCCATTATAAACCTCCTAGGTTGTATAGACCGATTACATAGTCTCTATACCGTCTGACTAGCTCAGTCCATGTAATCTATTATGCTAGTTCTTAATTAGTACCATAAAAAAAGGGGGCGTGAAAGCCCCCTCATGAGTTTATTTATTGTGCGGACTATGCAGCACCTGGAGAACCAAATACACATCTAGGATCTGAGAAACCGAATGAGTATCTCTCTCTAGCTTTGTATCTTACGTTACCAGTGTCAAAGTCACCTTCCATAGATGTTCTAATTGGGGATCTTTGGAATAACTTAAATCCATTAGGAATGTCAGTCTTAATAAAGAATGCATCTGGATCTGTTAAGTAGTGGTTTACAACATAACCTTCAGGAATCATGCCCATATTTCTTGTGGCATTGATATCATTGTCTGCTGTGCCAACTCTTAACTGTGACTGTGTAAGTCTTTCAGCTACGAATTGTAACTCAGAAGGAATGATAAGCTTTCTTCCCTGTGTTGAAATTAATAAACCTCTTTCGTCAACAAATGCAGCGATGTCTATTAAAGACTGCTCCAATGAAGTTTCGTTTAGGTCAGCAGCAGTTCCTAATTCGTTTGCGAATGTTCCTGCTACAATTGGGTGTACTGCAGAGCAAAGTTCAACGCCGTCACCACCAGCAAAGTTACCATCAAACGCATTGTTTAATACGTTTGCAGCTTTAACCTGCTTAGTGTTTGCCATAGAACGTGCAAGTGCTTTTGTGTATCTTGCTGAGATTCTGTCATAAAGATTATCTTCAACAGCTTCTTCAGTGATTGCAAAACCAAGTGCAATTGTTTCATGTGTGTAACGTGCTGTGAAAGTTTCTGTCGCATTGTCATAAACAATTGACCCACCTTCACTCTTTGTTCTCGCATTACCAAAACCTGATAACATTACCTCTTCTTCAAATGCTCTGTCGGAAGATTCTGTATCAAATATTTGTGAATGCTCTGCATCGTAACGTCCGTACTCCAGGCCAAATAGTGCGTTTAGACCTGGCTCTAACTCTTTAACGAGTTGACTTCTAGATATAGCCATAGTTTAACCTCCTATATACCTGTTGTATCTGTTAGTGAGTGTAAGTTAATCTTAACTTGAATCGCTGCATTTGCTGCAGTGTAGTCAGAGTTATCAACATCAGTTGATAAACCTACAACTCTAAAATTAGCGCCAGCGTTTGTAGTAAAAGTGCTACCATCAACAACAACGTTTGAGATTCCATCAATTGATGAACCTGCACTGTATGTTGCAATGTTACAGTTTGTTCCTACTTGCGCTTGACCGCCGTTAGTGTCGTCAACTTTGACCTCGAATATTACATTCGGATCATCAATGACGTATGCTTTAATATCAGCCGCTGCTACGCTGCCTGGATAGTGGTTACTCC